AGCGGCATCTTCCCTTCTGTACGCATTTCACAGCATGTATATGCGGACGTGCCTTTTGCTATGCGGAGAAGATTTCCTCTCTTGACAACCGGCGGCAAGACAGCTATAATAGTATCCATCGTGTGAACGGGGTGTGGCGAAGTTTGGTATCGCGCATGGTTCGGGTCCATGAGGCCCCGGGTTCGAATCCCGGCACTCCGACCATAACAAAAAATCCGAGACTTGTTGTGTTGCAACGAGTTTCGGATTTTTTGTTTCCTTGATTATTACTTTTTGTCCGTTGTTTGTCCGTTATCCTGTCTTGGATGCTTTATGTTCTAGCATATTCGCCACCGCTTCCCCCGCTCTAGCCTGAGCTTCTGCGAAACTGTGAGCATATAAATTTAGTGTAGTCGATGCTTGGCTATGTCCTAGCATTGCCGAAACGGTACGCACATCTGTTCCACTTCCAATCATCAAAGACGCATTTAAATGCCTGAAAGAGTGGATTCCTAGAAAGCGTTGTCCTGTCTCGGCACAAAATTTCTCTAACCACCGATAGGGAGCACTCGGATGCAGAGGGCGGCCCTCTGTGGTAGTAAACAATCGCTCTCCAGCCTCCCACCGATCGCCAAGTGAGAGCCTTTCTTGAGCCTGTGCAGCATGATATCGACGAAGGATCAGGAATACACTTTCTGGAAGTTTTAATGTTCTTTGACTTTGCACAGTTTTGGTCGTATCTGTAAAGATCCCCTTCTCTTTTGTATATAGAGAACTCCGGCGCACGTTGAGAGTGTGGTTATTAAAATCTATATCCGGCCACTCCAGCCCCAGCAGTTCGCCGCGTCGGAGGCCACTATAAATCGCAAGAACACAAAAAGTCTGATAGCGAATCGGAGCCGCCTCCAATGATTCTAGAAAATGCTGAGCCTCCTCTAATGTGTAAACCTCTTTTTCCTTTCTGTCAACATGTGGAAGTGTTACGCGACGGCATGGATTATCTTGTATAATACCCATCTTTACCGCATAGCTGAGTATGGACGAAACAAATGCAATGTAGTTCCTTATAGTTTTCGGAGAGAGTTTCCCCCCAGTATTCTTATTTAAGCCATCTTCTCCAAGTGAGTGAACAAAGCCTTGAATGTGCCGGGCTGTCAGTCTATCAAGTCGGATATGCCCAATAGCCTCATAAACCCGTGGCTCCTGCTGGTGTAGCCGATCAATTGTCCGAGGCCGGAGATTCGGTTCTGCATATTCTTTAAACCACTGTTTGGAGAATGTTTCAAACTTTACGTTGCCGCCGCCGATACCTTGAGCAGAACATTTTTCGTCAAACAAGACCGCTTGACGGTTCAACTCTTTTTCGATCTGCTTCTCAGTCATCCCAGGTTTTGGCCGCCACGTCATGGAGCGCATGATTTGTTTTCCTGTCACATCGTAGCCACAAGATGAACGGATCAGATAACTAGCGCCATTTTTCCCCTCGCGCCTTTTAATTGTCGCCATAAAGTCCTCCTTGTCCACCCGCGCCCGGTATGGTACAATAGGGGCACGGTTTTGATTCTTTGTGTGGGTCTGAATCGCTCTTGCCGCCTCTGGTGTTCACAGCACCAGGGGCGGCTTTTTCATGCTCTGTCCTCTGTGACCTCACCAGCGGCCCCAGGAGCGGCGTTGTCCCGCTCCATAGCCTCAGATATGGCCCGGTTCACAAAACCGTTTACGCTCTCCCCACGGGCTTCTGCATGGGCTTTGATGACGTCCAGATCGCCTTTCGGCATGGTGAGCCCGAAGCGGTCATATTTATTTTTCACATACTTTGTAACCGCCTTTTGCTGGGCCTTTGATACTGCCACGGTGTTTCCCTCCTTCCTGGGGCGCGGCAAATGCCGACACCTCCTCCATTATGGCTTTATTATACACGATAAGTCTATTAGCGTCAATATAAATAATACACAATATATTAACGCTAATATTGGCTGTTCTGCCTATTGATATATTAGCGCTAATATATTATAATTCATAATGTCAAGAGGGACAGGGCCCCGGCGGTCGACAGCCGCCGAAAGCGGATAGGGCGTACTCATGAGGACACCGGGATGCTTCCAACAAGGAGCAAGTGTTATCTGGGGGCCAACACCTTAGACACGAACCTTGACAACCGAATATCCGACACCGTATAATCAGGACAAGGGGTGATAAAGATGGTAGACAAGGAGCTGCTGGAGGCCATCGGTCAGATGATGGACGAAAAGCTCGACCGGAAATTGCAGCCGATCGTTGACCGCTTGGATAAGCTGGAGGAATCTAGCGAGGAAGTCCGTAGCGGAGTAAACGCCCTCCTGGAATGGGCGGAAGAGTGTGGGAACGTAATTAAGTTCCCTCTCCCGAAAGTAAAGTAAGCACACAAATACAGCCAGACGGTGCCGGATATTCGGTGCCGTCTGTTTTATTTTGCAAGGAGGTCAATACCATGAGTACTACCGAACTGGAAATGAAGATCCGGGAGCTGCGCCAGCTCCAGCAGTTGATTGAGGAGGCCCAGGCAGAGGCCGAGGGCATCCGGGATGTTATCAAGGCCCACATGGGCGAGCGGGAGGAGCTGCGGGCCGGGGAGTATAAAGTGACCTGGAAGCCCGTCACGTCCTCCAGGCTGGACGCTGCGGCCCTGAGAGCGGCCTTGCCGGAGGTGGCGGCCCGCTTCACCCGCACCAGCACCGCCCGCCGCTTCTGTGTAGCCTGAGGGAGGTATCTGCTATGCCGCTATTGGAAACCTGTACCGACCATGTGCGAGGCGAAGCGTTCTTTACCATCACCGCCGCCGAGACATGGAGCATCGCAATGGTGAAGCGCCTAAAGGCCAAATATCCCGAGGAAGTGGAAATCAGGATCACCAACCCGGACGGCTCTATGGTGGCCCGGCTTCCCTTCGCCTGGATGCGGATTGTGCCGAAGAAAGCTATAAGCGAGGAACACCGCGCAAAGCTGGCTGACGTGCTTTCCCGTTCGCGTGCTACGGGAGGAAACACGCCAAATTCCAGCGAACAGGCCCCACCCCATACAGGGATACCCCAGGCATGAGAAAAGCCCCTTGTATCCACGCCGACCAAAGCCAGATACAAGAGGCCCATAACCACCCCGGAGGGGGTCAGGTAGATTATACACCCGGCCCCCTCCAGATTTCAAGATGGAGGAGATACCAATGGAGACAATACACACCGGGGCGGCCGCGATTACCTTCCCCACCACGCCGGAGGCGTTTATAGCCTATCAGGAGCAGCTTATTGGTCGGAGACTGAAGGAGAACGAGTGGGAGGTCACGGCCGCCTGGGTGGAAGTTTTTAATCTCTCTTATGAGGGCGGCTTGAATCAGGATTGTGATATTCTTGTGAAGGTTTTGGACAAGCTGGATGAACTTATGGCCCGCCATGAATACCATGAGGGCGTACATAAATTTGCCGAGGCTTGTCGGGCCTGGATGATTGAAGCCTGGAAACAAGGAGCAGAAAGGAGCGCTTCAAAATGACTGACATTATTACCGCCTTATACCACGCCGCCAGCAGCGAGGAGCCGGACACGATGGACGGCCCCAGCCTGTGCGACTACTACCAACGCAGGGAGGAGACAGAGCAAACCCGGCGCGCCCTTGTGGACGCTGTGGGCGACGAGGTGGACGTGGACAGCTACGGGGTAGCTATGGAGTGCCAGGGCTTCGTAAACGGCTTCCGGCTGGCCCTGGGGTTGTGTATGGGGGTGTGCTGCTGTGGATAGCCTGCTGGTCATGTTTGAGGCTTGCACCGACAGCCCCGCTTATATGCGCCTGGACAGCGAACAGGAGGCCGCCGCCGCGGTGCTCTCCATCATGGGGGATAACCCGGAGCTGGAGGAGCTGGTCAACGCCCACACCTACGCAGCGAAACAGGAGGGGTTCGTCAACGGCTGGGCCTGGGCACAGGCTACAGCGCGGGAGTGCTTGGCCCTTCGGGAATTGCCTGTGCCGGTAGAGAACTACGGCCCTGGCCGAAGGTGCGGAACTTGCGGATGGTTCGTGCAGCACTACCGACATACCGGGGCCTACCCCTGGTTTGCTGTGGTGGGGTGTGGGCATTGTACCAACCCGGAGACAAAAAAGGGCCTCACACGTGATCCAGTTTGGCGTGGGTGTGAGCATTGGAGGCCCGGCGGCTGAGTGCTGCCGGGCTCTCCTTTTATGGTCTTAGATTTCTCTTTGTTCCACTCTTTTTTATGCGCTCAAAATGCGTGATTTCTCTAGCTTCGCTCGGGGTTCGTTCGGAGTTCATTCTCTTTTTAGGGCCTCCGAAATCTCCGGATCTTCCCGGCTTCCTCCTGGCTTCACCTCCTACCGAAATAGTCAAAAAACGAGAGCCTAAAACTAGGCAATTTCTGGGCTCGCCAGCACCACAGGCACTAAATCTCACCGGAAGTACCTACGGTATGTCTCTGTCACAGCCTCCAGGGTATCCGCGTCCGGGTCGTCGTTCAGTGGAGCGTCCAGACTGAGGGCCCGTCCGCCTCCCTCCACCGCTCCAGCGCGTCCAGGAGTGCTATAAACGCCTCTTGCTCCAGGTCGTCCACAGTGACACCCCCGCCCGAACGCTGCCCACCTCCGGGCCCGCCAGAGGGCAAAGCGCCGTACCTGGGCTCACAGCTCTGTAATTTTGCCCCGCGCTCCCGCTCGGATCGCCGCCGCCAGTTCTTCATTACTCATTGCCTCGCTGCCCCTTTCGTGGTAGAATGTGGGTGACAAGCTCACATACTACCATGCCGGGGCCGCTCTCAACTGCTGAGGGCGGTTCTTTTTTTGCAAGTAACAATCAGTAACTTGCAAAGTCAATACCATTGACCTCGTGCTGGGGGCGCGTACGAAATTCGTTCGAGCTATTGACCACTGGGCTCATAATTGGGCGCAGTATGAACCGTACCAATTGGGGGCCACCAGGAGGAGAGCCCAATTTTGGGCTCTCCTATTTTTGACAGCGCAATTTTGCGCTGCCACCCGAGCGGGCGAAAATCCATTTTTGGATTCTCACCCCTAATTGCAAAAGGTTCAATAGGTTCAAAAGCACGAAGTAACGAATCGTTACCTCGTGGCCCACCCCCTGCCCCATAGCAAGGAGGTGCAGATTTGCACCCCCCTGCGGGCCTCCATCCTTTCCAGACCTACCGTCGTGAAATGCGACACATGCTGAGGGCGATTCCCCCCTCAATCAAAGAAAAGGATTGCTCCGGGCTGCTCCTCGAAAATCTCGCCGTTCGTCAGGCCCATCGCTCTGATCTCGCGGTCGCCGTCGGCCAGCTCCACCAGAGCAAGGCAGGCGACGGGCTGTGCTGTCCCTCCGTCATAGGCATACATGAGGTTAGAGGGGGCGGGGATGATCTGAATAGTCTTTTCGTTCATGGTTCAGTTCTCCTTTTTTATGTGTGAATTTTTGTGCATTTCCATCCAGTCCTCAAGGCGCTGCGTCACCAGCCAGCCGGAGCGGTTGCGCCTATGGAACACGGTGGGTACTCCATCCTGAAACCGCTCCGCGTCCCGGACGGCCTGCGCCATAGCCTCCGGTACATTCAGCCGCTCGTTGCGCTTGCACTCGATATGTACACCGGGGAGGCCGGACAAGTCCGGCACCTCTCCATAGCTCTGCGCCCGTCCCGGCTGCACGTCGTAGCCGTATCCCTGGAGGAGCCGGGCAAGCTCCAGTTCTCCAGAACGGCCCTTTCTCTGCGATTTAGCCCCCATATCAACCTCCGCCGATGCATAAAAGTCCGCCGTCCATGCTGTCGGCCATCGTAGTTAAGGCGCAATCCCCGCCGGTTACCCCTCCCCTGTAGGTGCCATGCTGAACATACCATGCGCACCTATCGGCCAGACATTTGACAGGAAAATCTTTCCCTATGCTCAGCAGCGGGCAGATCACCATTTTATCATCCATCTGTATCATCTCCTGGCAGAAACATCATTCCGACATTCACACCGCCAAAATCAAGAATCTTTGCGCCCAACTCCTGGGCGGTAGTCAGCAGACACCCGCCCTCCCCGTATCTGTCTGGGCAATCCCGCTCGCAGGTTTTCCCATCAAGCGGGCAAATCAGTTGTTCCATAAGCTATTGTTCCTTTCAAAATTTTCACTTGACCACTTTGTTTTTCACTCGCCCCCATACCGTCAGAGAGACGCAGGGTGGTATAATACGGCCAAACCGTTGCAGCACAAGGCGTTGCGTACTGTACCCTCCCCCTCCAATACAAAACCCGTACTCGCCATTTAGTGCCGTACAATACCAGGGGGGGCAAATACGGAAACCATTGATATTACAAGAAAAAATCTGTACTATACCACTTTTGAAAGGTCTGACGGGAGAGCATTGTCAAAGGGTGTTTCGGTGTCATCTGGAAGTTCCTCGAAACCGCCGTTCTCCGGCTCCACAAGGGCTTGAATATGCCAAACCCGGGCAGCGTTTCCCCCAGTGTGAAAATACTTCACGCTCCCGCCTTTCTTTAAGTCCTGCTTTGCCCTTTTTACGGCGGTGAAACTATACCCCGCAGCGGTAGCCAGCTTGTCCAGATCGGCTGTCGACATAGCTCCTCCGGCTTCGTGTAGCGTTTTTATAATGAACGCCTTGCAATCCTCCCGCACTGGTGAAGATCTGGCTTGTTCCGCCCCCATGACATACTCACGATCCCGCCGCCAGCTTGTCCCCTCTTTGTGTATCTGTTCATTGCTGTCAATGGAGAAAAGAATGGTTTCCTGCAACTGGGCATAATTGTTTTTCTCGTTGGATAGGTAGCGTATACCCTGCTCCTCAGTGAATCCAGCCATAAGCACAGAACGGGCAATGTCCCATATATCGGCACTGTCGGCAATACGGTCGCGTCCGCTGGCCCCCTTGCGCTTGTTGGTGTGACAGACAATCAGCGCCGTTGTGTTGATGTCCTCCCCGATGGTGATAAGCTGGGCAGTGCAATCCCGCATTTCGTTCCGGCTCCCCATGTTGACATGAGGCGGGGTAAAGCCCTGTATCGGGTCAAAGACACATAGTGCGGGGCGGAAGTGGCGCAGCACCCTTTCCAATTCCTCAGAACCGAATTTCAACTTGTGGAGCATCCCGGAACGATCTCCGACAAAATCCGGGGTAATGATATTTTTCATGTTGGCCCCGGCAAGGCGCAGTTTTTTCCGCAGCTTCTTCCTTACACTGTCCTCCGTGGTCAGGAACATAATTTTCATGGGCTCACGGTTATATCCCGGCGGGTCTAGTATGCAGGTTATGCCGTTGCTCAATGCCGCAATCAGGTGGCACCACAATGTGGTTTTTCCTATTCCCCCATCCGCCGCGATAACCGATATTTGCCCCGCTGGTATCCATCCCGGAATAAGCCACTTCGCCTCTTCCTCTGGAAAGTCCTCCAGTGATTTGAACAGGGAAAACAAAGGGTCTACCTCTGGCGGAGGCGGTTCCCATTGTGGCGTTGTGCTGATAAGCTGCGCTATCATGGCGCAAGCCTTTTCCTCACCAAATTGGAGGAGCATATCAGACACATCTCCATGCTCTGGAATTTCAGGCCACACACGGGCAAGGTCTAATACCTTCACGCTGGAGCCAGCCCCGTGAAGGGCGACGGCGGTTTCCTGGGCATAGTCCTTGCCTATTTTATCGTTGTCCTGGAAGATGCAGACAGGGAGGCCCTTTAGCTGCTCGGTGTATTCCGGCCTCCATTTCCCATGTCCCGCTCCATCTGCGCCGCTTGCGGCATTATACCCCAGCTTGTGTAGGGTTTCCGCGTCCTTTTCTCCCTCACAGATAAACACGGCTCCGGCCAGTTCTCCGGCTATGTAGAGGGAATGAGGGGCGGTTCCCCGGCCCTTCTGCCATGTGCCGCCCTCCATGTGGAGCCAGCACGCATATTTTGAACCATCTGCCCGGCGATACATAACCTTTTTCATCTGTCCGCCCGGATAAATATGCTCCCGCTCGGCCTGTCCATAGTCCTGTTTCCTGGGCGGCTCCTGGATATTAAATTCTTTTTTCATCCACTCCACCGCCTCAACATTTGATATGCTAAGATACTTCGATATAAGGTCAACAGCGTCCCCATGCTCACCGCAGCCGAAACACTTCCAGCCGTCGGCATACACCTGTAAGCTCGGGTTTTTGTCCCCGGCATGGAGAAAGCACCGCGCCTTGTCTTGTCTGTTCAGCTCCAGCCCCAGGCGGCGGGCTACTGTGCGGCAATCTTCCCGCTTTAGCTCTTTGAAGTCGACCGCCACACATCACACCCCCGCCCGGTCTATTGCTTCCGCCGCCCTGTGGCGCACGAAGGCGGCCCTTTCATACTCGGTGGCGGGTATGGCGTTATCCGCCAGAATGGGCCTCCCTTCGCGCCGCTCCCGGCGGGGTATCGCGTTCTCACGCCCGTGGCTGAGAAGATCCGCAATTTTCCGTTGACCGCTAGGGCCCTGGGTGATATGCTTGTGGTGGGAATTGCTGCTTGTCCGCTGCTTTTCCTGTCCTGCCCGTCTGGATGTTGCCGCATCCGGGCGGGCTCTCTTTTCTGCTTTCGCCATGTGCTTACCCCCTTAGAACCTCAGTACCAGCAGAGGGGCTAAACAAAAATTCCTCCAGCCTGTCCAAATCCAGCAGATACTTTCTCCCGGCTTTTGAACTGGGGATTTCCCCTGCAATCACCTTCCGCCTGATCGCCGTCTTGGTCAAAGCTGTATCCGGGTCAATGGCCCTGACATACTCGGCCACTTGGTCAATCGTTCTCATTCGCATAAAATACAACCTCCCAGCGTGTTCTTTGGTATGGAACACCTATATGATACAATATGTCATAATGTTATGCAACTTTTTGCTATATCCATAAAGGGTGGTGTATTGTATCGAATAAGTTCCGAAAAGCTAGAAGCAAAGCTTAGTTCAAAAAACTAAAGCGCAGATAAACAGGCCAAAACGATGCATAATAATTCTAATAAAACAAATAATTATTGAGCGAAAAGAATATAGCAAATAAATTTTGGGCATTCTAACAAAGAAAAATCCCCTCCCATGTAGGGGTGGTATTACGGCAATATTGTCCGTTGTTTGTCCGTTATTTTTATTAGAAACTATAAAAAACCGCAGGAGATAAAGAGAGAAATTTTCCGCAAACCACTTGCAGCACAACAGTTTGCAGCAGTACATAAAAAGATGTAAAAAGAAAAAATCCCCATTCGAATCCCGGCACTCCGACCAAGCGTAGAGAGGCGGACAGGATTTTATCCTGTCCGCCTCTCTTGTTTCATATCTGTCTTTCTGTGGCCCCCCTTCATATGCTGATGAACCAGTTATATAATTATTGTTGAAAACAAAAATACAATAATATTGATTTTTTAACCGCATGTCGACAAAAAGTCAGCATTTTGGGCCCTGTTTTTGGAAGATAACACGCCCATTTACGCAAAAATGTGGTATATTGAATATAAAGTTATTTCTAATAATGAATTCCATTATGTCAGTTCGTTTTTCCGCCATGTCAGTACCCTATTTTCGACGATTTTCCCTAAAATAGTAGTCGTATACTATCTACGGGAGGTAAATCTATGAATTTCGACAAACAGCTTGACGTATTTTCCAGAAACCTGTCCGAAATCCGCCGGAACGGCCGCTACTCCTACCAGTCATTCTCTGAAAAGCTTCGGGTTGGGAAGTCCACGGTTCAGGCCATCGAAAGCGGAGACTACAATATTACGCTGAGTACGCTCATCACAATCGCTAATTCCCTGGAAATCCATCCGGCACTCCTGTTGATGGATCTGCCGATAGAGTTGGATCTAACAGGGACAAACCGCTATTATGCCAACTTACTCATGACCTACTCCGCCCTGCCGGAGGAACAGCGGTCCCAGTTCCGAAACATGATCCAACGCCTGGAATGCAGCCTCGATGGGGACCATTTAGAGCAGAACGACACCGGAGTGAACTGA